AATCCTTACAAGCAAGGCTAGGGGCGATCAATTCAGAAAAGGCGAAAATTGGAACAACGCCATAAGAACTATTGAGGGCAATTCTCAAGTAAAAGACCCTAAAGTAAGGTTCAAAGAAGCCATCACCTCTAAATATTTATAATTATTTTCACTTTATTTTAAAAAATGGTTGTAAATTTATAAATTATTTGATAATTTATATAAAGCGACAACATTAAAATGGAGTTACGAATGACAAAAAAAGACACAGAGCTTTTAATGGATTGGCTCATTGACCTAGTACAAGACCAGTTAGAAGAGGACAAAATAGACCTATCACAAAGACCAAATGATGAGATTTGTCTAGGTTCTTTTCACAGGTCTAAGGAGATTATTTCTTTATTAAAAGAGGTTAAGATAGAGCTACAAGAGGGCTTATTGATTGAGGATATTAAGAAGGTAAACAAAATAAAAAGGGCTTTAAATGAAGCACGATAAACATTATGCAAGCAAAGAAATAGAGCCGATTCAAGTAATAGAAGAGACTATTGAAAGACTTACGGGTAAACTAGACCCTAAATCAGTTTTTAATATAGGACAATCCCTTAAGTATCTACTGAGGGCAGGACTTAAAGAGGGCGAGTCGGTTGATAAGGATTTAGACAAAGCTTTTAATTACCTACACAGAGCTATCAAAGGCGGGTGGGTAGATAGTGAACCTATTAACACCTTTGAAAGCCTTATGGATAAATACGGACTAAATAAAGCGGAAAATGGCTATTATACCTCAGTCTGTGGTCTATCTGTTTACTCAGCTGCTACACTAAAGAAAACAACTCCCAATATGTATAGAGTTTATTATACTGGCGAGGGTTTAGCTTCTATCCATTACTCACTTGATGAATTAGACAAAGCACTAGACGAATACTTTAACTAATATTTATATTTAACTTGCTCCCATTGGGCTGCCCTTACCTTTTTAGGTGGGGCTTTCTTTTTTTATATATCTTTGAAAAATAGTTATATTTATTATGTAAACTAAACCCTCAAGGAGGTCACTCAATGAGTGAACAACAAGAAGCACAACAAAATCCAGCTAATGGCGGGGATAATGTTGAAGGATTAAAGAACAAGAACACCGAACTATTAGGCAAGCTCAAAGCTGAAAAGGAAGCGAGTGCAAGCCTAAATAGTAAACTATCTGAAATGAGTGAAACTTTAAGTGCTTTAGGTCAGTTAGTAGGAGTTCAAGAAGGTGAAAGCATTGCAGATAAAGCGAAAGCTCTTTTACAAGAAAAAGAACAGAAAGCATTTGAAGCGATGAGTGAAACTGAGAAGCTATCTCACAGGCTTAAGTCAATTGAAGAATCACTCCAGGAGACACAGAGAGCTAAAGAGATGGCGGAAAAAGAATCTTTATCTTTGCGGATTGACGATAAAATTAAAGCGACTCTAAATGCACAGGGTGTAACGGAGTCAGACAGAATGGCTTTTGCTTTAGATGTGTTAAAAGCGAGAACACAAATCGATGGACTTGATGGGGATGCTTTCTTAGTTGGGGGAGAGCAGAAATCTATTAATGAAGTAGTGAGTGGATTCCTTGAGGGAAATAAGTTTTTAATCTCCAATCCTTCAAGGGGTGGTAGTGGTTTTAAGGGTGGTAGTTCACAAGATACCGACCAGGCAAACATAAACCACGCTTTGAAGAATGGGAACACAACTCAAGCAATGGCTCTAATGATGAAACAACAAGGTTTATAATTAAACTAAAGGAGAGCTAAAAATGGCTTCTACATCAGCAGTTGGTACAACTCAAAACAACCCTAATTACCTCGGAATGGTATTTGAAGCAGGGCAAAACGCAACACCTTTCTTAAATATGGTGGGTGGTCTTAATGGTGCAAGACCTGTCACTTCTTGGAACTTTGCGGTAAACTCAAGCTATGCGCTTGATACAGCTTCACAACCAGCTATCACAGAAGATGCTTCTGTTACAGGTATCACAACTTCAACTTATGCACGATCTCAAGCAGAAAATGCTATCCAAATCTTTCAACGCAGAGTGGATATCTCTTACGCTAATGAGTCTGACTATTCAACTCTTGCGGGAGTTCCAGCTTGGGCAGGTGCTAACTTTGTAACCGACAAAAGAGCCGAGCAAATGGCTGTTAATATGCGTCAATTAGCGGTAGACCTAGACTACACTCTAATTAATGGTGCTTATGTTCAGAAAACTGCTTCAAATGTGGCTTCAAAGACTCGTGGATTAACTAACGCAATTTCTACGAACTCAATTGATGCTTCTGCGGGTGCTTTGTCTAAAACTCTATTTAATTCATTGACTAAAACAATGGTAGACAATGGAGCAGACCTAGCGAGTGGTAACTGTGTAGTTCTAGTGAACTCTTCAAAGAAACAAGAGCTAACTTCTATCTTTGGACTACAAGAGCGTTCTAACTCAGTAGGTGGTGTAAATGTTGAAGTTATCGCTACTGACTTTGGCAACTTGAATGTGGTTTACGCTCCTGCGGTAGCTCAAACAGAGGTTATCGTTGCAGATATGTCTATTTGCTCACTAGCAGTTTTACCTGTTCGTGGTCAAGCTCTAATCGTTGAGCAACTAGCTAAAACTGGTGCGAGTGATCCGTATTCTATCTATGGTCAGTTTGGTCTTGACTATGGTTTAGAATCTAAACACGGAAAACTAACTAACCTAGCTTAATTAGTGTGAGGGGGTAAAACCCCTCTATCTATTTGGAGGAAAATATGGCTATTGCAAACGAATTTATTGACCCAAACCTGCGCTTAGGTGCGATTACTTCATTGACAGATAACTCAGGCGGAACTGCGTCAGATACGATTGCGGTTATTTCAGACGGTGCTACAGCTAATGCTATTGCGTCTCTTGCTGCTAAATTTGAAGCATTGAAAGCAGACCTAGAAGCAAAAGGTTATATGGAATCATAAGTCTTAGGAGGTGAGAGCCCTCCATTTTTTTAAAAAGGGAAATTATTATGGCGATTTTAAAATCACAAGAACACAACAGAAACGCAAGGATTTGGGATCCAGTAAAAGAGTGTATCCTATTCCGCTTTATTGATGGTGTTTTTGAAACAGATGACAAATATATTATTGAATTTTATGATAAGCACTTTGCTGGTGAAGGTCAGATTAAAGCAGATTACAAGGTTGAAGCTAAAGCCGAAGAGCCTGATGAAAAAGCATTGATTGAGGCAGAGATTAAAGAACGCTTTGGAATTGATGTAGATAGACGCTTGAGCCTTAAAAAGCTAAGAGCAAAACTTGCTCAATTAGAAGCAGAAGCCTAACAAAATGCCTATTTTGTTTAAACTTAATATGAAAGGCTTTGAGGATGCGATTAAAAAGCACCCTGAAAGGCTTTACAAGGAGTTAAGTATAGTGACCAAAAGGGTAGGCTCAGAGATGGAACTGGAAGCTAAAAAGAACCACCCTAAATGGACTACTAGAACAGGCAGATTAGTTAAGTCTATCAAGTATTTTTTTAATTCAAGTAAGGGCAAAGGGGTAGATTTAACCCTTTCTTTGCTTGATGAGAATCATAGCTTAGGTACGAAATACGGAAAATACCAGCACGAAGGCACAAAGCATTTAAAGGGTGATGGTTGGGTATATAGAGCTTTTAAGAAAAATGTAAACAAGCTCAAATCAGAGTGGCAGAGTGCTATTGACAAAGTAAACAAGGACTTTTAAAGATGGCTTTTTTAGTACAAGCAGATATTACGGACAAGGTGGCTATTCCTTTCATAGCAGATACTAACACAGATATAAATACTTACTTAGCTAAAGGTGATTCCTATATAGTGTCTCTTGCTCAGTCTAAGGGCGTTTTAGATTCTGCTAATATATCCACTCCAATGGTGATAGAGCTTAAAGAGTACGGACTTTCAAAGCTCTATATTGAATTATTCCAAGATGCCTCTTATGTGAATAATATTGAAGCCTTTGAGTCTGATAAATACAAGCAGAAAATGGAAGATTACAAGGTCAAAGCTAAAGAGATGGCGGAAATGCTTACTTATGAGATGATCACAGCAAGTGTGGAAGATGTAAGCGACAGAACAGCGACTTCTTTTAGGTTATATAGGGGTTAAAAATGCCAATTAAAACCGATATAAGAAATGCAATTGAGACCTCTATTAAGGGAATGACCCAAGTGGGTGGTTTTAACTTTGATTGGGGAAATAGCTCCTTTAATCGTGATTTAGCTTTGACAAGTTTCCCTAATTTCTATGTGAGGATGCCAACAGAGGAAAACTTAGATTTTGAAAGTGGTGAAACTAATTTCGGAGCTTATGATAATACTACCGTTACTGAAATTATTGTGCATTGCAAACAGACAGATAGTGCCTTAGACCCACAGAGAAGTGGAGAGGATGAGCTAGACCTGGCAGAAGATGACCTTAAGAAGTTATTTGCGGATAGTGGACAACAAGGAACAGCACTAGGTTCAGTAGGTGCAACTAGCTTTATGTATATAGGATATGAGACAGAGTATTTTACAAGTAATTCTCTTTATATTCCTGAAAAAAGAATTTTTAAATTTAGGTTACAATACACGCAGGATAGATTGAACCCCAACTTAATCGCTTGCTAAAGGAGATAAACAAAAATGACAAGTTTTAATATAGCTAAACGCATATTAGTAGCAAAAAGAGAGAGCGTTAAGGGAACTGCGGAGACCTTAGCGGATGCGGATTTTGATGTAAGAATGAGGGGGATTGAGTTCACTCCTGATTTACAAGGTGGTGATACTGAAAGCAAGTTTGCAACTGGTGACTATGGTGGTGACACTGCTATCGCAGGGATTAAGGGAGCGACTTTTACAAGCTTCACGAAGCTATCACAAGGTGCTACACTAGGAACTGCTCCAAAGTGGGGAAAATTGCTAGAGTCTTGCGGTGCGGTTGGTACTCAATACACCACTACAGGCTACGGATATGAGCCACTACAAGCAGGGGATGCTCAGACCTCTACCTTTGCAAATATGGAAATTTCAGACGATGGAACTCCAGTAGGCTTACAAGATACTGCTAAGGGTGTGATGGGTAACTTTACACTAAGTGCAGAGGGCGTAGGCTCACCGCTTAAAATTGATTATGAGTGGAAAGGTGCTTTTACAACTCTTGCAGATGTGGCAAATGGTGATATTTTAGCTTTGACCTCTCCTGATACCTCAGTAGGTGCGAGTTTCTTAAATGGAACTTCTACCATTGGTGGTACTGCTTTCTGTGTTCAGTCTTTCTCTTTTAACGCAGGGAATACAATTGAATACTTACAATGCCCAAGTGAAGCTTCAGGCATTAAATACGCTACTATCGTTAATCGTATGCCTACAATGACTATCACGATGAATGCGCCAACTGCTTCAAGTTATAACCCTTACGATGTAGTTAAGAATAACACAGAGGCAGAGGTAGTGCTTTCATTTGGTTCGTTTACATTCACAGCACCTGTTGCTCAAGTTGTTAATTATTCCAAGACTGATATTAATGGTCGATTAGGGTATGAGCTAACACTTAAGCTAAACAGAAATAGCGGAACAAATGCAAATATCTCAGATGAATCAACTTGGCAACTATTACAAGGCGCAACTGCTTAAACACTAAGGAGGGGTAACCCTCCTATTTTTCTATAAAGGGCTAAAAAATGGAAAAGAAAATCAAGATTCAAAAACTTAACGAAGCCGAGCTTTTAAAGTTTTTACCACTATCACAAAGTGCAACTCACAAGTTTACATATAATCCTAAAGTAGATGGCAAAGAGGTTTTACCTAAAGAGTATAGACCTACTTTTGAGCTAAAACAGATGGATATTAGAGCCAAAAAAGAGTTCAATATGCACAAGGTTAAAATCCAAAGAGATGCCACCTTAATCCTCTCAAATCCTGAAAGAGAAGATGCTATAAAAAGTGGCTCCGATGAAAACGAGAAACTACTTAAGCTAGTCAAGGATTATGTGGTAGGCTGGACAAACTTTAAAACAGCTCAGGGTGAATTAATTGACTTTGAAACAGGTTCAAATGGAACGATTACTTTTGAGTCATTTATGCAGATTCCCGCTATCATTCAAGCGAATATCATACAAGAGCTAGTCTTGATTAGTGGCTTGACCTCACAAGAGGAACTAGGTTTAAAGTATTAGCGGGAGTTCATAGTGGGGCGATAGTCTGCGGAGACAGGGATATTGATTACCAAACCGCAGACTTTACTAGAATGACCGCTTTGTGGTATGACGATACAGAGGAAGGTGTTATTTATGAATATTACGATCACCCTAGTAAGCATATCCCTCCTGTATTACTTGATTGGTATGAGGAATACAAATACTATCAAGAGTTTCAAGGGACTGCGCCTAGTTTTGAATCTTGTAATCTTAGATTTTTTGAAGCAAAAAACATTTATGAATATTATTTGAGCTTTTGGAAAAAGCCGAGAGTAAACAATGAAGGATTTAGCTAAATGGCAGATATAACAGCAAGAGCTATTTTAATAGACAAAATGACTGCACCCTTGAAAAAGATAGGCGATACTGCGGGAAAAGTAGGCAAAGATGTTCAGGGTAAATTCTCCGAAGCTAACGCACAAGTTAAGGGTTTAGGCTCTTCAATGATTAGCCTAAAAGGTGCTTTTGTAGGTTTAGCAGTTACAGGGGTTGGAGTGTTTGCGAAGTCTATCCTTTCTGCGGGTTCAGAAATGGAAAAGCTAGAGACTCAATTCAAGGTTTTGCTTGGTGATATGGACAGTGCAAAGGCTAGGATGCAAGAGCTTTCAAAGTTTGCTCAAACTACACCTTTTCAACTTACAGAGGTGGCAGGAGCTTCAAGAATATTACAGACCCTAGGTGGTAATCTACTAGCCACAGGCGAAGGATTGAGAATGGTGGGCGATGCGTCCGCTATAAGTGGCGAGAGCTTTGAGAATCTTGCGGTTCATATTGGTAGAGCTTATAGTGGTTTACAAGCAAATAGACCTATCGGAGAGTCTATGGCAAGGCTTCAAGAATTAGGTTTAGTTACAGGCGAAACAAGAAACAAAATAGAAGCCTTAACAAAGGCAGCAAAAGGTAAAGAAGCGTGGAATCTACTTGAGAAAGAATTGAGTAAAACTAAGGGCGGAATGAATGAGCTTTCACAGACGCTAGGCGGGTTAGTCTCAACTTTAAAAGACCAGTTTCAAGGAGCTTTAAGGCAACTTGGCGAAGGTGGATTTTTCGAAGCAGTCAAGGGCGGGATTAAGACCTTAGTAGATTGGTTCAATATTCTTTTAGACAATCAATTTTTCACTAGAATTGGGGCGGGTTTTGAATATCTATCTAGTGGATTGACCGCTTTCTCTTTAACTGCTATAACAGGCTTTCAACGGATTTGGGAAGTATTCAAGCTCACCGAGTTAAAACTAAGAGAACTTGATGTCGCTTTTTATGATTTATTACCCGATTCTTTTGTGAATAAAGAAGCCTTAGCAGAGTCAAAAGCGAAACTAAAAGAAGCAGAAGATGCCTATAAAAGCGTACAAGATAGCGCAGACAATACCGCTATTGCTGCGACTGAATCGTGGACTGATGTCGCTAATGCTTGGGATAAAATGGTTAATGGAATACCTGTTGAAAAATACAAAGAGAAAACTAAGAATATCGTAGACGATACTAAAGATACTAAGGATAAACTACTCAAAGAACTTGAAGAGTTGAGACGCAAAGAAAAAGAAATCCTAGACGAAAGAAACCAAATCAAAAAAGATGCTTTAATCCTTGAAGGTGAAGTTAGAGACAGAGAGATTGAGAGAAGATTTGCTCAACTTGACGAGGAAGTGGAAAAGCACAAAGAATCTCAAAAAGAAATCACAGAGAACGAGAGACTAGAAAGCGAAAAAAGAAAAGCCCTTAGACAAGCAGAATGGAATCTAGCTTTTACTCTTACAAGCTCACTTTCTACCATAGCAAGAAACGCTTTAGGTACAAGCAAGAAAAACGCAAATATGCGAAAAGGCATTGCTTATAGTGAAGCGGTGATTAATACAGCTTTGGGTGTTTCAAAAGCTCTTGCTAGTGCACCACCTCCGATTAACTTTATAAATGCGGCTGCGGTTGGTGCAGCGGGAGCAGCACAAATATCTACTATTGCTACTCAAAAATTTGCCACAGGTGGTATCGTTAAAGGCAATGGCGGGAGTGATTTAGGCGACAAGCAAATGATACGAGTTAATGCGGGTGAGGGTGTGTTTACTAAAGAGCAAATGAAGGCTTTAGGTAAAACTGAAATAAATATGCCTATCACTATTAACGGAAATGCAGACCAAGGAGTAGTTAATCAATTCTCAGAGATTGCTCAAAGTATTATTGGTGCAATCCGCAATGGTGACCTTGACTTAATTAATGAACTCAACTTACAGACAGCATAGGGGTTAAAATGGCTAGACCTGCTTATACTTTAACAAATAGCACAGATTCAAGCACTTTTGACTTTGAGTACATAGAGGAAGGTTATGAGTCAAATATTGAGCTACCTTTTGCCCTTGAAAAGTTGGAAAATGGTCAAATAAACATTTGGGATGATGGTGCGACTTACGATAAATACACTTGCAGTTTTAGTGCAGTTTTAACAGAAACTTCTTTTAATTCTCTTTTATCGGTTTACAATGCCGATAGAGGGGCAGATTTTACCCTCACACCTAACAATGGCGGGGGTTTTAGCCCTTTCACACCTGCCTATGGTGATGGGGGTACTTTTACTTTTAAAATCGTGAACTTTAAGCAAAGCGGAACTTTAGACGAGGAGCGCTATCAATGGTTTAGAGTGATCTTTGAGGTTGTTAATAGTGGCGCATTGCCAAGTTATAGCCCAACGACAGGAAATGACGAGGGTAGCTTACAGATAGGTACTATTGGAGGCTTACGCTATCCAATTGGAGGTTATCAGCCTAGTGTGGACTATACGCAAACAGCGATAGGAACTGCCAAAGTGGTAGCTTATTCGCAAGATTGGAGCGACTCTGTTTACAATACTAAGATGAATCTAAGACTTTTACACGATAAAATGAGTCTTTTAGTTAAGCATTTGCTTTCAGAACGCACGAATCAAATTTCTATATTAGTACCAACAGGGCATTTTCCTTATGGTGCAGAAAAGGGAGACAATGCGAGTTTTACAAGTCGCTTAATCTCAAGGCAAATAAGAGTTAAACACCTTGTAAATAAACGGTATGAATTAGAGTTAAGTTTTCAGAAGGTGTAAGTAATGGCAAAGTATTCTTTTAGAGTTGAGATTGAAGTAACTGCCGACACCTCACCAACAGATTCAACAATAGGCTTGGCAAGTGGAAAATTTATTTGGATAGCAGGAGAAAACTACACCTACTCAAGTCTCTTGAGAGGGATTCTCTCAGATGATTGGGTGGACTCTATAAAAAAGTCTGTTAATGTTTCAAGATTTGGCGATGTGGCTAACATTGATGGTTTATCCTTAAAGATTAAAAATACCTCTAAATTTTGGACTCAGTTTATTACTGCTTTTGGTGATAATGCTAGTTTACACGGCTCAAAAGTCTCTATTTATGAAATGAAGCCTAATGGCGGTAGTTTTGACTCAACGCTTGTCTATGTAGGTTATTGTGACCTACCAAGTTTTGACAAAGCGACTTATAAAATACCTGTAAGGGGTGCGGGTGATGTTAGAAGCTCTTATTTAACAAAGCCTATCACGAGTGACTTTTTAACCTATAACAATGGCTTTTTAGGTATTACGGAGTCAATGACTGACGAGGACGCATTAGGGAAAACTCTGCCTGTTACCTTTGGAGAGCATAGCAAAGCATTTTTCTTGAAAACAGGCGAGAGAGAGTATATAGGCTCAAGTATTTCAGAATTTGCTACGCATTACTCTTTCCCTGTTGATGCAAAATTTAATGCTGAAATTTATGATATTAAAATCCTGCCTGATTCTTCAACAGGTTATAGCTACAATATTACAGGGTTAATAAACTATGGTAAATGCTTCTTAAAAGTGACAGAGGGTACAGGCTCAGGAGAGATGTCACTTATTGAGAGCTATTCTTTTGTTGATTTTAATATTATTAGGGTGACGCTTCAACACCCTTTTAGTGTGACAGATGGTTTAGTGGCGGGTGATTCAATAGTCCAATTTGTAGAGGTTGAGAGCCAGTATAGTGGCGACTTTTGGCAATGCGATGGTTACTATAAAGATGACACTAGAATTACTTATGGGCAGGATATATACAACTTTAACGATGGCTTTAATCTTTTACCCTCTAATGTCATTGAAGAAGAGACTTTAAACTCACTTGAGAATACTTTAGCGGACTCACCAAAATATTACGAAGATGGAAAGCTAATAGGTTTTGAGTTCCAACAAGATAAGAAAGCTACAAAAACATTTGCAGACCAAGCAAGTTATTGGTTTGGATCTTCTTGGGTGTATAGCAGTCATTATGGGTGTTTTGTGCCAAGCTCTGCTATTGCTTTTGGTTATGCTACAATAAATAATGATACAGGTGGCGATACAAGAAAAAAAGATGGTTCAAGTCCAGCTAATTGGAATATTTATATGGATAACACCATTGGCGCAAATAGAGATTTTATAAAAGCCTATGAAATACAAGTACCTGACAATATTCCTGATTCTTTTGATTCTGTTTCATTGGTTTTAAAGTTTGAATTTATCTCAACTGCAAACGCAAATATTGATTTTAATGTGGTTAAGAAAAAGTGGTGGGAATCTTCAAACACCGAGCTATACAGAAAAAACACATCTTTAACAGGTGGCGATTTATTCAGATTTGATAATTCAATAATAAGCTATGAGAGCGTGAACTTAGATACTTATTTTTGGTCTAGTGAGGACTTTGTACTGCCTGTAAGCCCTTATACTTATGGTTCTTCGGGTTATGTTAAAACCGATATAGGCGTAAGCTCAAAAGAGGAGCTACAAGCCATAGCAAAACTTTTATTTTATATGAAGTTTGAAGCATCATCAGGCGCACAAACCATTGATGTTTCAGTCCCTAGTGTCGCTTTTGCTTTTAAAAAGACCTCAGACACTTCAAAAGGAATTTACACAGAGTTCAAGGGTAGGACTTGGAAAGATAATGTTTATCCTACTTTAGGTTGGAATGCAACAGAGCTAATTAACTCACCTATTGAAGCACTAGCTCACACAAAGCTATTGCAGAACTACTCAAACGATGGTGTAACCGCTCCTAGTGGTGGTTGGGGTGCAGATTACTCAGGTATTGCAGTTGCAAGTGCTTTAAACCTTGCTCAGAATACAACAGGCTCTTTTTACCATAATGACTTCACAAATTTTGGTTGGAATGACTGCGAAATATCAAAGCAAGTAACAGATTCAAAAGACAGCACTACAAAGTCACTCACCAAAGACCTATGCAACAGATTCTTTTTAGTGAATTGGGTGAATAATTATGGGAATGAGTGCGTAGCGCAAATTGCACAAAAAAGCTCTTTGTCAGTTACAGAGACGATAACTCAAGCTCAAATGGTTTCTTGGGGTGACAGAGTAGAGCAGGACTCACGAAATATCTTTGTTGAGCCTTCTGTCTCTTGGGGCTATAATCCTGTAACGAAAACCTTTAAAGGCACTATGTCCATCACAAATGTATCTAGTAACTTGACTTTAGAAAGTGACAAAGCAGACGCAGTCAAAGGTTTAGATGGTTTTTCAGACTCCTACAAGGCTTCTCTATGGGATTTATGCCGAGCTTTGTATAAGTACTATGGTGTGATTAATGAACCGCCTAAGGTATTGAGTGAGCAAACTTGGATAGGCAAGATTACAGACGCAGATTGGTATTTAAGGAAATGGATTCGCTTTATGGGTGCGGGTGTGGTCAATGGTTCTGCTAAAGTAGTGCCTAAGACCTATTTTGACTTTGTAGTACCTTATGAAGTTGGGCGATTGTGGGATATAGGAACAAGAATAAATGTACAAGTTCCAAATATTACAGACAACTCACCCTATGAAGCATTTATCTATTCAATTAGCAAAAATATTGCGGGGAAAATGCCCACAATTAGTGTCAAGGTGATTTTATTTGACCAAGATGTAATAGAGGAATACGATATACAAGACTCTTATGATTCAACACTAGATACTTGGCAGGATTCAACGGACTCAGGCCAAACTAACATACAAGACGAGGTTTAGAAAATGGCTACACCTAAGCACATTTTACGAATACACGATACAGAAGCAAACTTGATTGCAAATCTAAAAGATACGCAAATTGCTTTTGCAACTGACACGAACAGAATTATTTGGCGAGAGGGTTCTAGCTTTTGGACTTTTGACGCAGGGCTAAAATGGAATGGCACTAACTTTGAGGGAAATGAAGTCTCAACAGGTGTTATTAAAGTTTATCAATTCAACGGAACGGAAGCCCTCCAAATTGGTGATGGTGGTGGTAATCCTAACCTACTCACTACAGGCATTTTAACGCTAAATGCAGACCAATTGAAACTCACCTTAGCAAATACCACAGGATCAGCAAGTAAGCTCTTAGCAGTTACGGGTGCGGGTAAGGTGGTTGAGATTGATGTTATTGCCCCAACTATGCAAGAAACTTACGATAATAGCTCAGACCCTGAAATCTTAACAGATGCAACGAGGGGGGCTTTAACTTTAAAACGTGGTTCTACTCTTGATTCTGATAATGTGCTAGAGGTTTTAAATGGTGCAGGAACTACTACTTGGGCTGTTAGTGGTGATGGTGTAGCAAGTTTTAAAACTACCACAAACGGAAGCCCTGCAACAGGTGATGTTTGGAGTGATGGTACTAGAACAAATATACAAGGAAACTTGGGTATTAATGGTACTAATCAAGGGATTCAAGGCAACAGAGGTGATGACGATTACTTGTATATAACCAACAGGTCAAGCGTAAATAACGGAGCTAACATAAAATTGATTGATAGTTCTGTTGATGGGGAATATGGTAATTTAAGAATATATACTACCGATGTTCTTGATTGGTATCAAAATTACATTAAATCTTATGTACCTATCCGATTTGATTCAACTATATCAAATCCTAGTCCTATTAATGGCGAGATTTGGTACGATGGCACGAATTTACTTGGGCGAGAAGGTTCAGTAACTGGTAAAATTGCTTATAAAAATGTAGATAATAACTTTAGTGCAGACCAGACCTTTCAAGGCAATGCAAACATAGGCGATGTTTTAAACCTAGCCTCTACCACCAACGCATCACCTACTAATGGTGATATATGGTATGATTCTACCACAACGGAGCTAATGGCAATAGATTCAGGTGTGGACAAGCATACACTTTCAGTTGGTCTAGGCTACCTAAATGGTGCGGTTGATACAATTTCAAACGGCGACACACAAACATACTCTAAAGTATTTAGAACACCTGCAACTTGGACAGGCTCACCCTATTCAGGTGCGAACGGAGATAATCAAGGGTACTTATTCAACTTTTTAGCGGGTTCATCATTATACGGAACGCAACTATTTTTAGGTCAAGATGGCTGGAATCAAGGCGAAGCCAAAGTCAGATGTTTAAATAATGGTACTTGGGGTGATTGGCAAAATATTTTTATTTCCAAAGATGGTGCTAATGGGGTTCTACCTTTAAGAACTGCCACAAATGGCTCACCTTCTAATGGTGATATATGGTATGATGGAACGAATGTAAATGTTCAAGGCGATTTAAAGGTAAACGCTAGTAACATTAACTTCACAGGATTGCCAACAAGCTCTGCGGGGCTTTCTGCGGGTGACTTGTGGAACGATTCAGGAACTTTAAAAATAGTATAGGAGGTCATAAAATGGCATTTGAAAAAGAAGTACAAAAAACAGAATCAGTTGGAGCTTATCAGATTATCTTCAATGATGAGAATAAATATGCAACTATTTGTTATAACGCAACCGATAGCGAAGGTTTAAAGCGATTTGTTGAGCAAGTTAGTATTCCTTTTGAGAAACTTGCTCAAGACGATGCAGAGCTTTTTAATTCAATGATTGCAGGGATTCAGATTCTATGTGATTCATATAACCCAGCGAACCCTAACAAGCTTGAACCTTAATATAAAAGCCTTTTTTTAAATATGATATACTATTGAAAAACAAACCTCAATATTATATCATAAAAAAGAGCTATCTTTATGATATGAATGAGGAATTAATTACAAAAGCAGTTAGTGATTTATTACTTACAGGTGGAAGCTCTACGGGGGTGACTTTAGTTTTAGCTTATGCTTATTATCAATATAAGCACAAAGAAAAAAGCGAAGAAATAACAAGAGATATGGATAATCTTGCAGGAAAACTCAAGTCAGACCGAACAGCATTTAATCAATTTATGTCAGAATATAAGGAATTAGTACGCAGATTATATAAATTAGAAACAAGAGTTGATGACGATATTATAGAAATAAAACAGCATCTACTAGAAAATATAGACAAGCAGAAAGATTTAAAAAACGCTTATGCGATGCAAGAGCTAAGGATAAACAACGCAGAGGTCAGGGAGCGACAAACTGATGATGAGGTGAATAAAATGGACTCAGATATAAAACTATTGAAAAATGATTTAGATTATATGAGAAGAGATATAGGCGATATCAAAACAGCTATTTCTGAATTGACAAGAGTTGTTACAGATATGAAGGACGAGCTTATAAAAGTAGTTGCGAGGGTAAATTGAAACTAAATCATATTAGCTCAACTGAAATTATTTTAAAGAAGCTCGAAGGCAAATGGTGGGAGATTGAGGAAGATTTAATCATTTGCTGTCGCTTAGATGTAGGGGTTATGTATGTTACGCTTAAAAAAGGATTTCAAACCGATTTGGGGAGCGTTCCTAAGTTTGCTCAATCTTGGATTAATCGCGCGAATGATAATACACTCCCTTTTCTTTTACACGATGCTGGCTATACTTATGGGGGATTTGCCCGTTACACTTGGGATAAACTCTTATTAGATGGTTTAAGATTAAAAGGGATGGGCTGGTTTAAAGCTCAATGTGTCCATAAAGCGGTATCTTGGTTTGGTGAAAGTAATTTTGACAATGCGGACGTTAAAAAACAAATGAGAGTTCGTTTAACTTGGGGGCATAAATAAAGAGTTATTAAAAAAGCTCTTTTTTTATTGATAATTGTTATAAATTAATTTATAATTAGAGTAGATATTTTTTTAAACGACAACAAACGAGGATATAATGAAAAAAATATTGTTTTTAGCAATTGCATTAACAAGCTTTGCGAGTGATTTCAAAGTGATTAGATATTACAACGATATGACAGAAGATGTTACATTTTTAACTAGCGAAAATCTCCTTATTAAAGACGATGAACAAAAAAAAGCCTTTTCAGTAAGATTATTTATTAAAGATGATTTAACGATAGATGGGTTAATGGTATTGCAGGGTGGGTTAGGTAGTTGTAGTGAAGATGACTTGCTTATTATTCTATTGGAAAATGGGCAAAAAATAAAGCTAAAATCTTGGAATGAATTTAATTGTGATGGCGATTCTTGGTTTAATCTAAATGATGGTCAAGTATATAGTTTAGGCTCTTCAAACATTAAGAAAATCTATTTAAGGAATGGTAGAACCTTTTCAAGTTTGCAAAAAGAGGTTGAAGGGAAGTATAAAAATTATTTTGTCACACTGATAGACAAGGTTAATAAAGGAATTTATGAAGATTACAAAAAATAAAGGGCAAAATATGGATTGGGAATATAAAACCTTTCAGATAACAAAGGTAACACAACACGAATACGATGCTTGGCATAGTCAAGCAAGGAAGCAGGGTTTTAGAACTCTCTCAAGCTTTCTTAGACCTATTTTAGATAAATTCAAGGTCAATAAAGGAGAAGAGGATCGGGGCGAGATTAATATATCAGTTTGCTCTTATGAGGGAAAGCATATTAAAAACTTGGTAAACTATGGAGCTAGTCCACAAGTACGAAAACATGTAAATGACTCAATAAAACGACAACAAAAGGGAAAAAAATGAGTGATAGAAAAAACATATATAAAGCATTGGCAAACTTTCAACAGACTTGCCCAATTATCCACAAAGCTACAGAGGGCTATGGATATTCTTATGCTAGTTTAGACCATATTATAAGAATCATTAATCCAGTAATGGCTAAAAATGGTTTAGGCTTCACGCAACTTATTGAGGGGCGAGGGGTTCGCACTATCCTATTCCATTGGGAAAGTGGCGAGGAGATTGAGAGTTATATCGACATCCCTCAAGGGGTATCACTAAAGGGAATGAATCAATATCAAGTAGATGGCAGTTCATTTACCTATTATAAGAGATACGCTTTAGGCTCTATCTTAGGTGTGATTACAGACAAAGACCTAGATGCTAGTGGCGAACAAGTGCAGACAAATGGCATTGATTATGCAGGGATTGACCCACACGCTCAAGGCAAAGAGTTACAAGACCAACTTACCAAGGCTATTATTTCAATGTCAAGAGAGCTTGAACCAACTGCACCTATTCAATATGGCGACCTTTCGGGCGAGGGCGAAATAGGTTTAAGGTCTATATTTGAAGAGTACAAAGGCAACTTAAATGACCTAAGGGCGCAAAAATGGTGCGATGACCAACTAGAAAAACCACGCAAAAGTGGAACTATTGAAGCGCTACGCAAGTTAGTTCAAGAAGCTAGAGACAGAGGATTCTACACTCCTTATGTGGAATTGAAGCTAAAAGAGAAAGCCGAAGAGGTTAAAAATGTATAAATGCAAATACTTTAAAGCTCACGAGCTAGTAGAACCACAAGTCTATCAAGAGCAAGGAGAGGGGGCTTTTGCCCTCTTTGATGAACATATTTTAAGATGTTTAGACTCCTTGCGCCAAAGGTGGGGAAGCTCTTTAATCATTAATAACTATGGCTTTGGAGGTCATAGGAAGTATAGCGGACTAAGGTCATATGATTGCCCAGTAGGTGCGCCAAAATCAAAGCATAAAAAGGGCATTGCTTTTGATGTAACTTGTAATAGTATTAATTCGCTTCAATCTTGGATAAAGCAAAACGATCGCACCTTGTGGATTCAGAGAGTGGAGAACTTTGAGCATACACCTACTTGGTGTCATTTGGAATTTTCAACCGAGATAGTAGAAGAAACCTACTATTTTAATCCTTGAGGTGTAAGATGGAATTAAAAACAGAGCTACTTCAAAGGCTATTTAAAGCATTGAGTTTAAACTCAGAAGAGAAAGCTTCATATTGCTTTTATATTCTCAACAACTGCCACAAGATGAACGATGACGAGCTTAGAAGAAATCTAATGGAGGGCAACTTTCAGTATCAAATGGACACTATAACTAGAACTATGCGAAAGCTAAAAGAAGAGTTCCCACAATTGAGGGATTCAAGTTGGAGCAAAAGACAAGCTCACGCTAAAGACTTTGGTTTGCAGGTTGTTAAATCTATTCCAAATCCAATGCAGGAGAGTGTATTTTGAGCTTTAAAAAGAAAGTAGATTCAAATCAAACCAAGCTAGTTAATCACGCAAGAAAGCTTGGGGCTAGTGTTCAACACCTTCACGCAGTTGGTGGCGGAGTTCCTGATGTTATTATAGGATACCAAGGGAAGAATTACCTTTGTGAAGTGAAAACCGAGCAAGGGAAATTAAACGCTTTACAGGTAAAATGGCATAGCGATTGGACAGGACACTCTTGTGTGATTAGAACAGAGAACGATATTAACAATTTATTAGGAGTATTATAATGGCAAGTTTAAACAAATTTCAAGGCATTGGAAATCTAGGAAGAGACCCCGAAGTAAGAGCAATGCCAAATGGTGACAAGGTGGCGAGTTGTTCAGTAGCTATAACAGAGCGTTTTAAGGATCGTAATGGACAACAACAAGAGGTTACAGAGTGGGTTAATCTTGTTTGTTATCGCAGACAAGCCGAAATATTAGAGCAATATGTGAGGAAGGGTTCATCCATTTACTTTGAGGGAAAGCTAAAGACTAGCTCTTGGGAAAAGGAAGGACAAAAGCACTACAAGACCGAAGTAGTTGTATCTAACTTTCAAATGCTTGGAGGTAAAGTAGGTCAAACGAATAATCAAGCACCAAGTCAAGCGCCTGCTGGTGATGTTCCACCCTATAACGATAGTTCGTTACCTTTTTAATGTAAAATTTATTACCTTTTTAATTGGAGGTAATAATGAAAAAATGCTTTAAATGTGATTTAGAGAAGCCATCACCCATAGCTTTATGTTTATAAAACTCGGATAATGGCTATTTAAATAAATGTAAAGAATGTACAAAGAAAGATGTTTCTGATAGACATAAAAGACTTTATTCTGAAGATAGAGAATGGCTAGAAAAGGAAAGAGCTAGGGGTAGGGAAAAATACAGAAGATTAGACTATAAAGATAGATACAAAGGGAAACGAAATGGCGCATCAAGAGATAAATGGCGTAAAAATAACGAAGACAAGTGGAACGCTCAAAATAAAATAGCTCACAATATAAGAAGCGGAAATGTTTTAAGACAGGGGTGCTCTGTTTGTGGAGCTAAAGCACACGCACACCATTTTGATTATAGTAAACCATTGGCTGTTATATGGTATTGCCCAAAACACCACGGAAGGATTCATAGGTTTATGAGATATTTTAAAGGAAAATACGGGGAAAATTTTATACCGAAAGTGATTAAAGGGACTTCTGATGTTGAGTGACCCACAAGAGACTGCACTACTTTGGGGGGCCTTAATGAGCCTCCTTAGTGGGGCGGTTATGATATATGAATATTTTAGGCGATAATTTTCGCCTTTTTTATTTTTTTTCTTGAAAATCTATAAATTATTTGATAATTTAAACAAAGCGACAACAAAAAGGAGAATCAAATGGACTCACAAGTAGTATCTAGGAATCTTTGCATTAAAAACAAAGTACCCGAAAAAGAAATATTTAAATTGATGACCTTAAAGCAGGTTTGCAATATGATTGCGAATCATATCTTGGCTAAACCTCCAAAGATAGAGCCAACAGAGGAAATCTACAAGCTAAGGAAAAGAATAAAACAATTAGAGGATAAAGGTGTTAAAAATTATGACCTTGCTATGGAAAACCAAAAGCTCAAAAAACAGCTAAACAATTTTTGGCTGGATTCAAACAGAGACAGAGTCAAATTTGTTGAGGGCATTCAAAAAGAGAATCTCGAATACAGAACACGCAACGAAAAACTAATAGATGAGCTAAACGCTCTTAAAGTCAAACAAGCCGATTTAAAGGCTAAAAAACTTGCAGTTGAGCAAGATTATAGGCTAGACAAAAAAAGGCTTAATAACCTCCTTAAAATGGGCGAGAAGGTGGACGAAGCCGAGATTAAGAGCTATAAAAGAGAAGTACAGCAGCTTAAGACCACTTTGGCGACTCTTAGAAGGGGAGTAGAGTCAAGGGATAAAAAAATTAAATCTCAAGGTCAGGAGCTAAGAATGAGAGCCACAGAGATTAGCAGATTAAAAAAAGCAGTCGCTAATTCACTTTTAAGGAAAAGAAAATAATGGATTTTTTTGATAAAAAGA